GGGGTTCAGCTTCAAATATAAGCGGCTCCACATCGCTCACTCCTGCACCAGGTAAGGCGTTATCAAACACATCTTATTTAGGCAGTAGTGATTACACGTTTGCACAGCAATACTTGCCAGATTTATATGAGAAAGAATTTGAAAAATACGGAAATCGTTCCGTAGCTTCTTTCTTAAGAATGGTAAGTGCTGAAATACCTTGTACTTCTGACTTAATTAAGTGGAGTGAACAAGGAAGATTACACGTACAAGCAGAAGGTACTATCACTGATGGTAACTCTATTGCTATTACTGGTCATCAGCTAAGAAATAACCAAACGGTTATTATTAAGAAAACTGACGGAACAGGCCCTACATTACACGCTATCGTATCTGATGCGTCTGGTGCAGACTCTGTTGATGTTGTTTGTTTAGACTTAGCAGACTTAGTAGCATCTGGAGGTTTTTCAGCAAGTGATGCTGTATCTCTATTTGTATATGGTTCTGAATTTAAAAAGGGTACACCTGGAATGTCAGGTTCTTATGATGCTGACTTTGTCGCTAAAGAGAACAACCCTATTATTATCAAAGAAAAATATGAAGTATCAGGTTCTGAAATGGCTCACATTGGATGGGTTGAAGTAACTACAGAGAATGGAGCTTCAGGATATCTATGGTACTTGAAATCAGAGCATGAAAGTAGACTAAGATTTGAGGACTACCTAGAATTATCTATGGTTGAAGGAGTACCTGCTGCGTCAGGTTCTGCTGCTGCAACTGCAGGATTCAAAGGAACAAAAGGTCTTTTCTTCGAAGTAGAAAATGATGGTAATGTTTCTTCTGGAACAATCGACTCTAGAGCTGATTTAGAAGATATTGCTAAAGTTTTAGATAAAGAAGGAGCAATTCAAGAAAATGTATTGTTTGTAAATAGAGCAACAGGCTTTGATATTGACAAAGTATTAGCTGCTCAAAACAATTCAGGAGCTTCTACATCTTCTTATGGTCTTTTCGACAATGATGAGGATATGGCTTTAAATCTTGGATTCACTGGATTTAGAATTGGATATGATTTCTATAAGAGTGACTGGAAATACTTAAACGATGCTACAACAAGAGGTAAACTCGGTGGTGTTGATGGTATTATCGTTCCTGCTGGTACAATGACAGTGTATGACCAAGTTCTTGGGCAAAATGCTCAAAGACCTTTCTTACACGTCAGATACAGACAATCTGCAACTGAAGACAGAAAATATAAGTCTTGGGTAACAGGTTCTGCTGGTATCGGTTCTGGAATGTCTAGTGATGTTGACTCAATGTCAGTACACTTCTTATCAGAAAGAGCATTATGCGTTATGGGAGCTAACAACTTCATTTTAATGCAGTAATACTATATTAGAGGTAAGGGAGCTTCGGCTCCCTAATCTCTTTTTTTAAATTAAATTAAATATTAATAAAATGGCAAAAGTTAAAAATACTACACAAAAAGGGTATGCATCCTTGTTTCCAAACATGGAAACTAAAACAAGAATATTCATACTGACAAAAAACAGGACACCTCTTAGGTATATGTTATCAGTAAAACACTCAAGCACAAAACCTTTAACTTATTTTGATGGTTCTATGAATAGAGCTTTACGTTGGGCAACCAATCAAACAAGTCCTTTTGTAGATGAACAAGATGGTTTAGCTACTGTTGAACCTGTTGTTTTTGAAAATGGTAAACTTATAGTTAGCGATTTCAATGTAAACCTAGCAAAGTTCTTATTGATTCATCCTGAATTAGGTAGAACATATTATGAGTTTGATGCAGAAAAAGATGCTGGTAAGCAAGTTGAAGACCTTACTAGTTCTTTAGACGCACAGGTTGCTGCAAAAGAACTTGATATAAGTGATTTAGAGGCTGTTGCAAGAGTTATTTTAAAGAGTAATGTATCAAACCTTACATCATCAGAATTAAGACGAGATATGATTATACATGCAAGAAATAATCCTAAAGAGTTTTTAGACTTATTGGATGATGAAAATCTTAAATTAAGAAATCTTGCAGTAAGAGCAGTTGAAGAAAATATCTTACATATTAAAGATGATGGTAGAACAGTGGTTTGGGCAGATGCGAAAATGTTTATTCTGCTTTAGCAATGTTTTTCAAAACAGATGAAGGTCTTGATGTAATGCAAAATATTACAAATAAATTATAAAATATAAATAATTTGATTAAATTGCACTAATCACCGTGAAGGGCTAAGAGGGGTCTCATTTATTGAGCCCCTTTTTTTATTACTTTTGTAAAAAAGATACACATGATTAACAGCGTAAGAAATACAGTATTCTTTTTACTAAATAAAGATAATAGAGGATACATATCACCCCTTGAATTTAATTCTTTTGCAAAACTAGCGCAGCTTGAAATATTTGAGGGTTATTTTAGTGAATTTGCCAGACAAAATCAACTTCAAAATTTAAGAAAAAGAAGTCTAGGTTTTGGAGATATGGCAGAACAACTAAAAAATAAAATAAGGATATTTATGACATCATCTACTCTAACTTATACAGATGTTGATGCTACTAACAGTGATCCTGCTGAAACAAACCCTGGAGGAGTAGAAGATTATTTTAATTTTCCTTCTAATTATTATAAATTAATCAATCTATCTTATAACGGTAGATTATTTCAAGAGGTGGATAAGATAAGTTTTGATATGATTATGGCTAGTAATCTTTCTCAACCTTCTGTGAGGTTTCCTATTTTTTATAGAGAAGATTCTAACATATACGCTAGGCCATTGTCTATCTTTTATACTGGTACAACACCACAAGGAACAGAGTTGCCTTTAATTATGAATTATATAAGAAAACCACTAGACCCTGTTTGGGGTTATAGTACGGTTAGTGGAGACCCAGTGTATAATGCAAACCTGACAACAAACTTTGAGATTTCAGAAGAAGATGAAGTTGATTTAATTGTTAGGATATGTAAACATGCAGGATTAGCGATTAGAGAAGTAGAAGTTGTAAACGCTATGGATGCAGAAAAGAAAGCAAACTTAGAAATAGATAATACATAATTATGCCAACGATAGGACAACACATTACACAACAAGAGTATTACAATAATAGTGGTGATAACCCAAACTATGATAATTGGGGAACATATCAATATGTATTACTGGAAGATATTATTAATAATTTTTTATTGTCCTATGTAGGAGACGATAAAGTAATCAACAAAGTTCAAAGAAATGAACTTATATTTCACGCAAAAAGAGGAATCCAGGAGCTTCATTACGATGCTCTGAGGGAGATACAAGGGTTTGAACTTGAGGTTCCTGATACTCTAAAAGTGCCACTACCACATGATTTTGTTAGTGTTGTTAAAGTTTCATTTGTAGGTGATAAAGGAGAAACCTTTCCTATAAATCAAAATTTTAACTCTGCTACACCTAAATCATACTTGCAAGATGGTACTCCACAAAAAAACATATTGTTTGATTCAGATGGAAACGCACTTACAGGAACGCCAGTTGTAGAAACAAACTGGAAGGAGAACACAGATGGCGACACACATATACCAAGCAAACAGCTTGTCGGCAAAAGATTTGGAATGGAGACAGGGAGTGCTAGTGCGAATGGAAGTTATTTGTTAGATAAAAATCAAGGGTTTATATTATTTAGTTCAAACCTCAAAACAAAAAATGTTATTATAGAATACGTGTCAGACGGATTATATTCTTATGCTGATAATGAAATCAAACTCCACAAGCTTGCAGAAACATTTATGTACGATTATTTATCTGCAACAATATTAAAAAGCAAGTTTGGAGTTCAAGAGTTTATTGTAAGGAGAGCACAAAAACAAGCATCAGCATCTTTACGAAATGCAAAAATCAGACTTAATTCTATAAAACTAGGCGAGTTAACACAGCTCTTAAAAGGTAGAAACAAGTGGATAAAATAGCATGAAATTAAAAAATGTTTTTTCTGTAGGAAAGATGAACAAGGATTTCGATGAAAGACTTGTTCCTGAAGGTGAATATATTGACGCCCTAAATATTCGTGTTGTAAACACAGCAGATGGTTCTGCAGGAGTTGTTGTAAACGAAGAAGGTAATGTTCAGTTATCTCACACTAATATTAGTAATAGCCCACAAGTAATCGGAGCAGTTCCAGATGAATCAAATGAAAGAATTTATTGGTTTGTAGTAAATAGCCTTGGACATTCTTTTGTTTTTGAATTCGATGTGGCTAATCAAATACAGAGATTAATATTAAAAGACACAAGAGCAGAAGCCAAAAATGTATTAAACTTTGATAAGGATTGTAAAATAGAAGGGAATGTAATATTTAATATTCCAAAAAAAGAATCTTTATTATTATTTACAGATGGATGTAATTCACCAAAATTAGTGAATGTTGACAGGGCTGCTGAATTTGGGGAGAATGGGTTTGAAGAAGATGACATTTCTTTATATAGAAAGCCACCTTTCAAAGCACCAAAAATCACACCATTCTTTAGTGCAACACTAAAAGAAAACGCAATCAAGGAGCAGTTTTTTGCTTTTGCGTACAGATATAAGTATTTAGATGGTCAATATTCAGCTTTATCTGCATTTACAAATTATAAGTTTTTTCCTGGTCTTTTTGAATTAGATTTTTCTACGATGGAAAATAAAGGTATGGTTGGTATTTACAATGGATACAACATACAATACAATACAGGAGATAAACGTGTTACTGATATTTGTTTTAAAATTGCTAAAGAAAACACAATTTATGTTATTGATAGTATTAATAAAAATGAGAGTGACTTTGGTGATGACCAGTTAAAAACATATCAATTTTTAAATAAAAAAATATTCAAAGCTTTACCTGAAGATGAAGTATTTAGGGTTTTTGATGATGTGCCTCTTACTGCTAAAACACAAGATTTTATTAAAGATAGAATTGTGTTTGGAAACACTACTTCACAATATGATTTATTAGAAAATGAGTCAGATGAATTACCAATCAAATTAGACTATCATGCAGAATTAGTTTCTACAGATTTGAGTGGAGATACTTTATCGGTCTCTATAAATGATAGTGGAGATAGCACTGAACTTACAGTTACAGTAGGAGACATAGTGTTGGAGGAGGATAACGAGCTTTTGATGTTAATTGATTTAGAGTCAGAAGAAGAACTATTAGAGGATGGCGTCACTCCTTATCAAGAAGGTCAAGCTTCCTTTAATGCAGGTATAGTTTTAACAGAAGGATATCCAACCCTACAAGAATTTACTGCATCAGAAGATTTCCAAGCTTTTTTAGAAAACTTACAAACTAATTTTGCTGCACAAGTTACAACAGATACTCATCCAGATGTAGTGTCATCTGTATATGGAAGTTTTGAGTTGATTCAAACAACCTCAACAACATTTACTCTCAAAGCTCCTGCAATTACACACACTATTGACACAACTCCGTTAGACAGCACTGATAATCAAACCAGAGTAGATGTAGAACAGTTTACGTGGAGAAACCCACAAGCTTTTTTTAGTAAAGAAAGTTCAAATCTATCTTTAAAAACCAATAGAAGTTTTGAGTTTGGTATAGTCTATCTTGATGAATTTGGAAGATACACATCTGTTTTATTGCCTAAAGAAGATGTTACATCAGGGGCAAGCGAAATATTTGTTCCAGTATCAGCATCTGAGTCTTTAAACAGAGCAAGAATTACAATAAGAAACAAGCCACCATATTGGGCAACCAGATATAAGTTTTTTGTGAAAACAAACAAAGAGGTATATTACAATATTTTTGGTACATTATTTTATGAAGATGGTACTTTCAGGTGGATTTCAATGGAAGGAAATAACATTGGGAAAGTTGAGCCTGGTTCCATGATGATTGTGAAATCTGATACAGACGGCCCTATAAGAGATTTGATTAAAGTAAAAGTATTAGAGATAGTAAATAAAACAGCGCAAGATGTTTCAGATAAAGAGGAGGGTTGGATTGAAGGCAATGAGACTCCAGGAGGAGAACCTATTATAGAAAAACCAGGAACATTTATGAAGATAAAACCTGATGGATTTGCTTTAGATTTTGATCCAAATAATTTTATGCAGTATGAAGACTCTCACTACAAAGGTTTTGCTAATAGTGGCTCTCTAAACAATTTCTTACCAAGTCACAACTTTGGTAGTGGATTATTCTCGTTTTTGGGTGGCTCAGGTGGAATACCACCAGAAGGGTTTCTGCAAGTTTTAAACCCCAGCTATACTGAAACAGCAGGTAGCACAGATGGTTATTTTGATTTAGCTCTTACGCCAGGTTCAAGAATAGAATTTGATTGGTTATATGACGAATATGATGGAGAACCTATATTTAGATATAAGAAAAAATTTACAGTTCAAAACACTTATGAGTCTGATGATTCTGTAAATGCTTTTGATAAATGGGCAGATGCAGAAACAATTTTTGAGAAAAATGTTGTTGGCTCTGGTGCAAGTGCATACAATGAGTATACAGTAAAACCAACAACCACAAACAGAGATGGTGAGGTATTCAAGTGGAGTATAGTGAAAGAAGGAACTGCTATTCCTGCAAACGATAGGTTTTTTATGAGAATTCACGCGAGTGAAGGTATTAGTTGGGCAGAAAGAGGAAGAATGACATGTAAGCTTAATATTATATTAATATCAGGAAACCTTGCATTTGAAACTGACCCAGATGAATTAAATAATGAAGTCTTTTATGAAACAGAACAAACTTTTGAAATTAAAAGTGGACTTCATGAAGGCAACGTGCAGAATCAAACCTCATCACAAGATGCAGTAATTGATTTAGATTTTGGGAATTGTTTTGTTTTTGGAAATGGTATAGAAAGTATTTCAGTTAGAGATGATAGGTTTGCTCCTTTCATTGATGTTGATACAAGACCAAACATATCATTATTAGAGGGTTATAGGTCTTTAGAAACTGTAAACAAACTCATATATAGTGGTTCTTTCAATGAAAACAACGCATACAACAGTTTGAATGAGTTTAATACCAGTAGAGGTATTACGAAGTTTATGGATATGAAATATGGTTCTGTGCAAAAAATACACTCAAGGGAAGATGACTTGCTTGTTTTTCAGGAAGATAGAGTATCTAAAGTATTATTTGGTAAAGGTATAATAAATGCTCCAGATGGAACAGGTAGTTTGACTAGAATAGAAGAAGTTTTAGGTCAGGATGTTCCTTTTACTGGTGAATATGGTATAGGGAAGTCACCAGAAAGTTTTGCTTCGTATGAAAACAGCGTTTATTTTGCAGACCCTAACAGGGGAGCAGTTTTAAGACTTAGTCAAAGTGGTATAGACCCTATATCATCACTAGGTATGAAAAGTTACTTTAAAACTATTTTATATGGCTTTAGAAACCATTACAATATAGGTGGATATGACCCAAGACATAATCAATATGTTTTAACCCCAGGGCAATCAGCAAAACCATTAGCCAACCCATTATTAGGATGTAATACAAGTTTTGTAAAAAACTTAATAAAAGGGTTTGCTCCTTTTCAATATGTGTTTGAATTAAGTGATTTATCAGGAACTTATACGATAAACTATAACATAGTGTCTGGTGGTTCTATAAATATTGATGTAGATTATAATGGCTCTGTAACTAACCACACAAATCTTTCAGGTTCAGGAACAGTAACTTTTTCAGGTAGTCCAACACAAGACCCAACTGCTATTATTAGCGTTTCATGTCCAGATAACACTGCTAATGAAGCAGAATTCAATGCTCTAGTGGAGATTGAAAACGAATGTCCTGTACCAGAAACAATGAAAGTTAGAGAAAATTTTAGACATAGTTTCCCAACAATGAGAAAAAAGGGAAGTCTAACTATTTTCACTAGCATACACGAACATGAGAGCAAACCATTAGAATGGGGCAAAAGAGATATAATAGTAGGATTTATGAGAGGTAAAGGTGCAGCTTACTAAAGAA